AATTGCAAGTTGTATAACGCCTGGAACAGGAAAAGAAGGTTCTAAATTTAAAACTGATTTAGCAGAACAAATGACTAAAACTTTTGCAGGAGAAATTTATTGGTTTATAGATCAAGTTGTATTAAAAAAAGTTTTTAGTAAATTTAAATTTGAATCTATTCCTTATCATTGGAATGCTTGGGGTTTTAAACCTGCAGATATATTCAGTACAGCAAAAGGTAAAAAGAAAAATAATTGGAGATACCTTGATGTAAGAGCAAATTGGTTAGATGAAAAAGCAAGAAAAGAATATATTTTAAATTGTACAGAAGATAGAAAGAGAAATTTACTTAACAAATGAAAATACAAGGTTACATAATTTATTTGCCTAATCATAAAAATAGTGTTGAATGGAGTAATGAAGCATTAAAATCTGGAGAAAAATATAATTGGAATTTACAATTATTTCCTGGCATAGATGGCAAAAAAGAAACTCTTAAATATTATGGTTTAACAATATATGAAAAAAATAAAAAATGCAAAAGATATATGTCTAGACCAGGCACAGCCGGTTGCTTTTTAAGTCAATTCCAATTATGGAACTATTGTTATCATACTAATAAAACTATAGCAATATTTGAACACGATGTAATTTTTAAAAAGCCTATGGAACAACAATATAAATTTAAAGATGTAATTAAATTAGAAGGATTTAATAAAGCAAAACCCGTCGCAGGACAATGGTGGGAAGGTGCAAGAGCATATCTAATTAAACCAAAAGGTGCTAAAAAAATAATAGACTGGGTTAAACTTAATGGTGCTATGCCGGCAGACTGGATGTTAAATGATGGTATAGTAGATGTTAAGTTTGATACAAATAAAGCAGTAACATATAAACAAAGAAGATTTAGCTTTACAAAGGATTTAAAATGAAACGATTAATTTTTCAAGTTGCTGTAGGTAAACAAAATATATTATATGAAATTTGTATTAAAAGTGTAGCAAATTATTGTAAAAAATTTAATATAGATCATATTATATTAAGGGAACCTAAATTGAGAATTAGACCAGATTTAAATAGAACGGGTCGTAGTAAAGAAGCAGTTGAACGATTAGGTTACCTTCCTATATTTGAAAAAGAAAATGCATTTGAATATTTAAAACCATACGATCAAGTATGTATAGTTGACAGTGACATATACATTAAAGATACTGCACCTAATGTATTTGATGAACTACCACAACAATATGATTTTGGTGGTGTTGTGGAAAGAGAAATGCCTTTAACAAAAAAATATTTTAACAAAATAAGAAAATATTCTAAAAATGCTTTTCAAAATTTAAAAGACGTTGAGTGGGAATGGAACGATAATGGAGCAAAATTTATTAATATGGGTTTAATGTTAATGAACAAAAGTATGTTAAAATATCTTAATAATGAAACACCAAAACAATTTCTAACACGTCCAGAGTTTAAAGACTTTGTTGATGGAGTAGGTTTTTATAAATGGTCAACGGATCAAATGTTATTAAATTGGTGGGTTAAAAAATCACAAATGAATACTAAATTTTTAGATTGGAAATGGAATGCTTTATATACAGCAGTACACGATTATAAATTAAAAGAAGCACACTTTGTACATTTCTTTTTAAAAGATTTATTACCTAACAAAGGAAACGAAATAGAAAGATTATTAAAATTAATATGATACACATAGTAAACAGAATAATGAGTACTAGAATTCCTAATCTACGTTATACAATGCCAGGATTTGGTGATGCAATACATACAATTCTTTTAGCTTACTTGTACGGTAAAGCACATAACGATCAAGTCACAATGCATTTAGACAAAGACAAATACAATAAAGATAAACCAGGAACCCTTGCTCAATGTATTTCTTTGTTTCCCAAAAATAAAATTTTTGTAGAAGGACACGACAAGTGGTTTAAAGGAGATAAAGAATTTGTAGATTATATTACACAACTAAAAGGAAAATGTATTGGACATTATTATAAAGATTTTCCTAATAGTCATAGAGTACAACAAGTAGTAGAACCTTTCTTTTGGGCTGACGATTATCTTAATGGTGGGTATCCTTGTTTACCAGCAGATGATATGAGTCATGAAGTAAAAATACCTAAAAAATTTATAACTGTACAATGGGACGCAGGTTCTAAAAACAGAATGCTATCTAGTCAACAAATTTCTGAAATACATGATTCTTTTAAAAAGAAAGGTTATGAAGTTCTTGTAGTTGGTGGACAAGCTCAAGGAAAATTAAGAAGATCATTAAAACATATAGGGTATGCAATGGCAAATGCAGACTTTCATGTAGGTGTAGATAGTGGCTATATGCATTTAGCTCAACTATATTTTAAACCAGAAAACATCTACATATATACTAATAAAAAAGGAAAATGGGAACATCATTTATTAAGATTTCATAAAAACGGTTCCAAAGTTAACGAAAAATTTGTATGAGTATAGACACAATAAATCATAATGGTAATTCTTTTTACAGATTACAAGCCGAAGGTTTTGCTTCAAAATTTGCATTTTCATTTGCAAAAGAACTTTGTAAAGGCGAAGGATTAGACATTGGTTGTCATAAAAAGGAATGGGCTTTACCTGGAGCTACACCTATAGATAAAATATTTGGTGACGAATGGTATGCAGAAAATCTTCCAAACAAAAAATATGATTATATTTTTTCTTCACATTGTTTAGAACATTTAGATGATTGGGTAGGAGCATTAGATTATTGGACAGAACATTTAAAAACAGGTGGAGTTATGTTTTTATATTTGCCTCATTATGAACAAACATATTGGCGACCTTGGAATAATAGAAAACATATTCATATACTAGAGCCTAAATATTTAAGAGACTATTTCAAAGCAAGACCTTTTCATAACATATGTGTAACTGATGGATACGATTTAAATTATTCTTTTTACGCTATAGCGGAGAAAAAATAATGATGTTTGGTAAAAATCCAGGTACAGATAAAACCTGGATAAGAATTCCTAAAGATAGCATTGGTGCAGAATTAGGTGTATGGCGTGGAGATAGTTCTGTAAAGTTTCTAAATAATGCAAAACACATACATTTAGTAGATAGTTGGAGTACTATACCATATGAAAACTCTGATGAATTTGGTAATTACCAAGCCTATCTTGATAGATATTCTATCCTTGTAAAGTCTAATAATCCAGAAGATTTTCAAAAATACTATGACAAAATTTATAATAGTGTTGTTGAAAGATTTAAAAATAGTCCTGTAACAATTTATCGTATGTCAACTAAAGAATGGTTTGAAAGTTTTAAAGAAAAATTAGATTGGATATATGTAGACGCTAGTCATAGCTTTGAAGGTTGTTATTATGATTTAATTAATGCTGTAAAATTTATTAAGCCAGGAGGAACTTTATTTGGTGATGATTATGGAGATAAAAAACCAAATGTAAAAAAAGCCGTAGATAAGTTTATTGCTGATACAGGTTATGAATTTAATAATTTTCATTTAGATCAATTTGAGGTAAAGATATAATGCACCCTACGTCAATGGAAAATATGCGTTTAGCAAAAACAAAAATACCTGATCTAGGAAATAATATAACAATAGTAGATGTAGGTGGTAGAGGAACAAAACAAATACCTGTTAGATCTTATCAAAAAGTTTTTAAAGACGTATACAAACATTATTACGTTGCTGACATCAATGAAGGTCCTGGTGTTACTCACATTATGCCAGAACAATACAAATTACCATTTGCAGATAATTCAATAGATTTAGTAGTATCTGGGCAAACATTAGAACACGTAAGGAACCCTTTTAAAATGATGACTGAAATAAAAAGAATTATAAAACCAAATAGATATATGATAATAATAGCACCAAGCACAGGACCAAATCATGATGATATAGATTGTTGGCGTTTCATGGCTAACAGTTTTGAATCAATAGCTCAGGAGTGTAATATTAAATTTATTGAATCTTGGATAACAAATGATGCTGTTTGTGATAAAAAAAGTTATAGATTTGAAAGTAGACGAAATATTTGGTCAGATCATACATTCATAGGACAAAAATAATGATAATGTCAAACAAAGATGCGGCGGAATGGCAAAAACAATTAGACAAATTACAAATGTCTACTTTAAATGAATTGTTTTTAAAACATAAATGCCTTAAAGGTATAGACCTAAAATATGATGAAATTTATGAAGCTGACTTTAAAAAATTAAGAAATGAACCAATTAATATATTAGAAATAGGTGTAGATCAAGGACGAAGTATAGCTGTTTGGTTAGATTATTTTCCTAATGCTAAAATTTATGCTATAGATATTTTTACAAGAATGCATGAATCTCGTATTAAATCTCTTAAAGACAACAGAGTACAATATTTAAAAATAGACAGCACTCACCCAGATGTACACAATCAAGTTGCACAATGGAAAACTGAATTTGATATTGTAATAGATGATGGTAGACATACTCCCGAAGCAAATGCATTAACATTTAAAAGCATTGCTCCTTTTTTAAAACCAAATGGCATATATTACATAGAAGATATTTGGCCTATAGATCAAATGACTAAATCAGATCTTAAAAATTTAGGATTTGATTTTAAAAAACAAATAGCTTGGGCTCAAAAATATCGTAAAAATGAATTTACAAAAGAGAAATGGACAATGTTTATTAATACTCTTAAAGGATATAAAATTGAAAAATTTGATCATAGAAAAAGATGTAAACTATTAGATAGTTACATTTATAAAATTACAAAATGAAAGCATTTATAATAACAATTTTAGATAATGAAAGTAGTATTGCCTACAGCAATAATGTTATTAAATCAATAAAAGAAACAAATTCTGATTTAGAACCTATTGTTTATCCTGCTGTTACTCCTGCAACAATGTGGAAAATTGATTGGACATGGCCCTGGCACAAAAAGAAAATTTGTGAAAAAACAAAATTATTATTAAAGCCGTACAAAACATATGATATGAATAAAAGAATTGCCGCGGCAGGAAGTCATTATAACTTATGGAAAAAATGTGTTGAATTAAATGAACCAATAATAGTTTGTGAACACGATGCATACTTTACTAGAAAATTTACACCCTTTGATTTTGAAGGAGGTTGTTTAGGATTAAATGATCCTGCAAAAGCTACACCAAAAGCGGAACTTTTCCATGATACATTAAAAAATTTAGGAGAAGGAGTACACGATGCACCTTGGGTAATGAAGAAAGAAATACCACAAGGAATGGCAGGCAATAGTACATTTATTATAAAACCTTGGGCCGCAAAAGAAATAATTAAAGCACAAGATGAAATTGGTTGGTGGCCAAATGATGCCATAACTTGCAAACAACTTTTTCCATGGATTAAAGTTGTATATCCATACTACACTAGAGTACAAAACATCAAATCAACTACATCATTATAAAATTGGTTAATAAATATTGGTAGTCCAATGAAAATATTAATAACAGGTAATAAAGGTTTTATAGGTTCAGAACTTTCTAAAAGATTGGAAGAAAAAAATCATAAAATTTTTGGTATAGACATTAAAGACGGAAAAAATATATTTACGGCAGAATTACCAGAAGTAGATTTAGTAATTCATTTAGCCGCTATAGGAGGAGTACGTGAATCAATGTCTGATCCTAAAAAATACTGGGATATGAACGTAGAAGGAACTAGAAAAATTTTAGAACATTATCAAAAAACAAGAGTGTTATATGCAGGTTCAAGTTCACAATATGAACCACATTTAAATCCATATGCCGCTACAAAAAATGTAATTGAATACATACCTCATCCTAATTCAGTATGTATGAGATTTCATACAGTTTATTCTAAAACACCTAGATTTAATATGTTCTTTGACAAATTATTAAATGGAAAATTAGAATATGTTACCAATCATAAAAGAGATTTTATTCATGTAGAAGATTTGTGTAGTGCAATATTATGTATTATAGACAATCCATTTTTTAAAGGGTCTCTTGATATAGGCACAGGACAAAATATTAGAATAAGAGATATAGCACCTAATTTACCTGTAAAAGAAATAACTTTGGGAGAACGTGAAGAAACTTTAGCTGACCTTACTAAAATAAAATCTTTAGGATGGGAACCTAAATGGACAGTACAAAAATTTTTAAGCGAGGAGGGATTTGATTTATGAAGCAAGGAAAAATTTGGGGACAAACAGAATTAATACACGCAAATGGTGTATTAGAATTCCATAGAATAGATTTTAAAAAAAATGTACAATGCTCTAAACATAAACACAAATATAAATGGAATGGCTTTTATGTTGTTTCAGGTAAGTTAATGATAAAAGTTTGGAAAACTGATCAAGGATTAATAGATGAAACAATACTTAAAGCAGGAGATTGGACAAGAATTAAACCTGGAGAATATCATCAATTTATAGGATTACAAGATGGTGTTGCTTTTGAATTATATTGGGCACAATTTGATCATGATGATATAGAAAGAGCAAACGCTGGTCAACGGGTTAATGAAGATATAGACAGAACAAATGATTAACATTTTTATAGGATATGATAGCAAAGAAACAGTAGCGTTCAATATACTATCGTATAGTATATTAAAAAATAGTACTAGACCTGTTGCTATTACTCCAGTTAACTTACAAAATATAAAAGATAATTTTACTAGAGAACGAAGTAATATAGAATCTACAGAATTTAGTTTTAGTAGATTTATTGTTCCTCACTTAATGAATTATAAAGGGTGGGCTTTGTTTATGGATTGTGATCAATTAATGTTAGCAGATGTGGCAGAGCTATGGAGATTAAGAGATGAAAGATATGCTGTACAAGTATGCAAACACGATTATATACCAAGAGCTGATAAGAAATTTTTAGGACAAGTACAAACAAAATACGAAAAGAAAAATTGGTCAAGTTTTATGTTAATGAATTGTGATAAGTGTACAGCACTAACACCTGACTATGTTAATACTGCTACAGGATTACAATTACACCAATTTAAATGGTTAGCAGATGAAAATCTAATAGGTGATTTGCCTTTAGAATGGAATTGGTTAGCTGGAGAATATCCACGAAAAGATAATGTTAAAAATGTACATTATACTGAAGGCGGCCCTTGGTATGTAGATTATTTGCAATCTGATTATGCAAATGAATGGCAACAATATTTTGACGAAGCCACTAAAAGGAATATGAACAAATAATATGAATAAATGGTATGCTGTAGATCATGATGATGCAATCCTAAAAAATTGGATGGCAGGAATCAAACAAGTGACAGGTGATCCAGATCCTAGTGAATATGACCATTGGGATAATATTAAATTAACACCTACGACTAATTCTATATCTGTTAGAGGAATGACAAATCATAAAATTATTCACGAGTGTTGGAGAACTAAAAGACCTTTTTATTATGTTGATACAGGATACATAGGTAATAATCAAAAAAGAAAAGAATGGCATAGAGTAATTCGTAACAATGTACAACATCAAAAACTTGTAGATGTTCCTGCTAATAGGTTAGTATCACTACAACAATCTTTTCCAGAACTTAAATGGAAAGGTTGGAGGAAAGATGGTGGAGCAATATTACTTGTAACACCTAGTCCTAAACCTTGTAGATTTTATAATGTAGATAGAGATACATGGGTAGAAGACACTATTGCAACTTTAAAAAAATATACTGATAGAGAAATTATTGTTAGAGATAAAGTAGAAAGACGTAAAAGAGTTGGAGTAGGTCATATATTTTCTCAAATAAAAAATGACAACATTTATGCTTTAGTAACATATCAATCTATAGGAGCAATAGAAGGAATAATTGCAGGAGTTCCAGCATTTACAGGAGCACCTACAGCCGCTGATCCAGTTAGCAATCATGACCTAGCAAATATTGAAAATCCAAAGTATTCAGATGAAGAAGAAATTTGGAAATGGCAAAAATGGTTAGCGTACTGTCAATATACTTCTGGAGAATTATCAAACGGCAATGCATTAAGAATTTTACAAGAAATGGAGTTAGAATAATGAAAAGAGTAGTTGCATATATGAAAGTTATTCCACCAGGAAACAAAAGTCCACAAAAGCCTTTAATTATAAAAAATTTTATAGAAGGTGTTAACGCAAGTGGAGATCAAGGATTAGTTTCTAATGGTTGGTCAATTATAGATGCAGATGTATCTGTTATTCAAGGCTATGTACATAAAAATTCAAAACAAACACGTCATTTACTTTTAAGAAAAAATGTTCATGAAAATCAAATTAAAAAAGGAAAAAGATGTTTAATTGTTGACAGTAGTTTATTTTTATGGGCAGATCCTAAACAAGAAAAAACATATTTAAGATATGGCTTTGACGGAATATTTCCTAATACAGCAGAATATTGTAATAAAGAACCAGACCCTAATAGATGGGAAATAATTAAAAAGAATCTTAATGTAGACCTTAAACCTTGGAGAACTACAAGTAGAGATGGCTTTATATTAATTTGTTGTCAGAGAGATGGCGGATGGAGTATGGAAGGTATGCCTGTTATGAATTGGTTAAGAGACGTTATGACTAAAATTAGAACGTATACTGATAGACGTGTTAAGATTAGATTCCACCCAGGTGATAAAAATACAGCAAAACACCAAGCAATGATTAGAGAATGGATAAAAGCACGAAACGTACAATTCCAAGGAGTAGAAGTTAGTTGGTCAAAAGATATTAGAGATGAGTATGCAGGAGCATATGCAGTTGTTGGACATAATTCAAGTCCTACTGTATCTAGTGTAATTGAAGGAATACCTACTTTTATAACTGATCCTGAACGAGCTCAATCGGCTCCAGTAACACATCATTCATTTGCAGAAATAGAAAAACCTAGAGATTTTGATAGAGAATTATGGGTTCGACAAATGGCGCAAGTACATTGGACGTTAGATGAATTAAAAGATGGTACTGCTTGGAAACATTTAAGAAAGTGGGTTAAATGAAAAACTACAAAGTAGTAACTACCTTTCATCAAAAAGGAATGGATTTGTATGGGCAAAGATTTATAGATTCTTTTAATAAAAATGTAGATAAAAGTATACGACTAGAAGTATTTGCAGAAAATTGTAATCCACAAGGAGATGAAAGAACTACAATTCATAATAGTAACGTTATTACTAAACTAACAGCTTTTAAAAATAAATGGAAAGATGTTCCTAAAGCAAATGGTATATGTCCTTTTCCTGAAAAGCGTCCACGAGATCATCATAAAAAATTTAAATGGGACGCAATAAGATTTGCAAATAAAGTTTATTCTGTATTACATAGTGCAGAAGATGAAAACACAGATTGGTTAATATGGATGGACGCTGATGTTGTTGTACATAGTCAATGGCCACTTCAAGACTTTACAAAATTATTTCCTGATACAAGATGGTTAACATTTGTTGGAAGAGGAAGAGGAGCTCAAACATGGCCCGAGTGTGGATTTTATGGAATGAATTTAAAACATCCTTCTTGTAAAAAGTTTTTAAAAGATTTTGAACGTGTATATGAAGATGCCGAAAAAGGTATATTTTTATTATCTGAATGGCACGACTCATATGTGTTTGGACAGTTATTAAAAAGTGCAAGACTGCAAGATGCAGATGTACTAGATTATAGCGAAAACATATACAATAGGACCGCAAAGACGGGCGGAGGCGGGCATCCTTTCATCAACTGCGTACTAGGTACCTGGCTAGATCATTTAAAAGGAGATTCTCGAAAACAAAAAGGAACTAGCCTAAAAACAGATTTAATGATAGGTCGTAATGAAGAATATTGGAAAAATATATGAAATTTAGTGTGTTTACAGATTTTGGTTCTTTAAATAGTGTTCCTGTTTTTAATGCAGTAATAAAAGGTTTATTAAAATTAGAACATGAAGTAGTTGTAAACTCTTTGGATGCCGATGTGGCTGTTATATGGTCATTACTATGGCACGGAAGAATGGAACCTAATAAAAGAATATGGCAAGAATTTCATCGACAAAATAAAAAAGTATTAGTAATAGAAGTAGGAAATATTAAAAGAAATATTACTTGGAAAGTTGGCATTAATGGAATAAATCGAAAAGCCGACTTTGGTCAAATGGGTAATGGTCCTGACAGAGCAAATAAATTTAATTTAAAATATAGTCCCTGGAGGACTGCAGGTGATCATATATTAATATGTTCCCAACATGACAAAAGTGAACAATGGAAAGATATGCCACCATTAAATCAGTATTTGCATGAAACCATTGATAAAATTAGAGAACATTCAAAAAGAAAAATAATAATAAGAACTCATCCTAGATGTCCTGTACAATTAAATTTAAAACACGAAAGTCAAGTAGGAATGCAAGTACCTAAACAAATTAAAGACAGTTATGATGACTTCGACTTTGATCTAACAAATTGTTGGGCAGTAGTTAGTGAAAGTAGTAACCCAGGTATTACAGCAGTTCTTAATGGAATACCTGCATTTGTAGGTAAAGACAGTCTTGCATATGACGTAGGAAATACTGATTTCTCCCACATAGAAGACCCAAAAATGCCCGACAGGCAACAATGGCTCCAAGATTATGCATATACAGAGTGGACCACAGAAGAAATAGCGGAAGGATTACCATTTTCTAGATTGACTTTTTGATAATACCAAAGTATAATATAAGGTATGCAAAAAATCTCAATAGAAGCTTGTTTGGAAATGATGGTAGGCTTGAGTGATAAGCCAGTTAATCCGCCATTTATTATACTAGATAAAGATAGAAAAATATTAACCGACATTGCCAAAAAAGTTTATAGAGGTACTGCTTTAACTGATAGACAGTACGCAACTGTAAAAAGAGTCCTTAGAACTAACTACTCTACACAATTTAAAAATAGAGATATTGATATCCATGCATCATCTAATATATTACGTAAACCACTAAGACAAATAGATAGAAGTTCTTATATTAAAATTGGAAATTATAAAGAATTTGTTTACGATCCTTTTAGTTATTATGCATATCAACCAAACCATAAAGTTCTTGTAATAAGATTTCCTTTTAATGTTACGTATAGTAAACTTATGGGGGAAGTTAGAAAATGTTTTCCTTTTTATAGAACTCATAAACAAAAGGATAAAAACAAATATATTCTTCCTTATAATGAACGTTTAGCTCATAAAGTAGTAGATAAGTTTAAAGGCAAAATAACAGATATAGATCCAACATTATTAGAGATTCATGAAAAGTGTGAATACTTTTATAATAATAAACAAGAATTTCTACCAGGAATTTATGATTTCAAAATTAAAAATTGTTTACCAAAAACGTCTGAACACTATGTAAATAAGTTTGGGCAACCAAGTCCTAGTAACTTATTTTTATTTAAAGATAGAAGTGAATATTTGGGATTAAAATATTTTAGTGGACTACATTTAGAACACTCATTGGCCGATCAAGATGAGTTTACTAAAAGGCTTGTTAAACGTAAAGCATCTGTAGTTGTTGTTGAAAAGAAAAAATGGGAACTAAAACAAGTAATAAAAACAATGTTTGATTTAAAAAGAATTCCTTTATTGGTAGTATTACCAGTATTTCCAAAAAAAGATCCTGCTGAATCTTTGGAAGCATCACATAAAATTTTTAAAAACTATGTAGACAATAAAGACATTTCGGTATTGTTTAGATTAGAAAACATGGAATCTGGTATCAAGTTTAACGAATATGTTCGTGAAAATGGACTTAATAATAAACTTGCAAATAATACAAAAATAGTGTACATTAATAATAAGAAGATTCCAAAACCTTTATTAAGATTTAATTGGGAACCGGAAGGCGTATTATGTCTTGATACTACAAGGAATTACAGCAAAGTAAATTCTTTTGAAGAAGAATTTGATTTAGTTGTTCAATATGCTACTGAAGAACATAGCCCTTGGAATCCATATTTTGTTATGGAAAATATATGAGTTGTAAAATAGTAATCAACGACGAAGTCAATATAAAAATTGAAGGGCTACCTGTCGATGTACGAAGAAAAATAGCAAATAATTTAAAATGGGAAGTCCCTTATGCAAGATACTTGCCTCAATATAAATTAGGAAGATGGGATGGTAAGATAGGTTTCTTTGGTTTAGGTGGTAGCGGTTTTGTTAATCATTTAGATAAAATTTTAGAATTACTTAATAAGCAAGGCGTTGAAGTAGGTTCTATAGAAGATAACAGAAAGAAATATGATTTAAAATTCCTACCTATAGATAAAAATTATTTTGGAAATAAAACGTGGCCCAAAGGTCATATTTGTGAAGGACAAAAAATTGTACTTCGTGATTATCAAGTAGATGTTGTTAATAATTTTATAAAACAACCTCAATCATTACAAGAAGTTGCCACAGGTGCAGGTAAAACAATTGTTACTGCTTGTTTATCTAGCTTATGTGAAAGACTTGGAAGAACTGTTGTAATAGTACCTAATAAAAGTTTAGTTACACAAACAGAAGAAGATTATGTTAATGTAGGTCTTGATGTTGGCGTGTACTTTGGTGACCGTAAAGAATTAAACAAAACTCATACTATTTGTACTTGGCAATCTTTAAATGTTTTAGATAAAAAAGCAAAAGCTGGACAATCAACATTATCCTTAACTGAATTTTTAAGTGGTGTACAAACATTAATAATAGATGAAGTACACCAAGCAAAAGCAGATGTTTTAAAAAAATTACTAACACATCATTTAAAAAATTCTCCAGTAAGATGGGGATTAACAGGAACAATACCAAAAGAACAATTTGAATTTCAAAGTTTATTAGTTGCTATAGGTCCTGTTATTAATCAAATATCTGCAAAAGAATTACAAGATAAAGGTATCTTATCTAAGTGTCACGTTAATATAGTACAACTAGTAGACACTTTAGTACATAGAACATATCAAGAAGAATTAAGTTATTTGGTTACAACAAAAGATAGATTAACATACATAGCAAAATTAATAGGCAAAATAAAAGATACAGGCAATACACTAATATTAGTAGACAGATTAAAGGCAGGAGAGAAACTAAAAGAATTAATTCCTAATAGTGTTTTTATTAAAGGCGAAACAAAATTACAAGAAAGAAAAGAACAATACGATGAAATTTCTAGTTCAGATAATAAAATAATAATTGCAACATATGGCGTTGCATCTATTGGAATTAATATTCCTAGAATATTTAATTTAGTATTAATAGAGGCAGGTAAATCATTTATAAGGGTAATACAGTCAATAGGTCGTGGCATAAGAAAGGCAAAAGATAAAGACTTTGTTCAAATATGGGACATAACATCTACTTGTAAGTTTGCTAAAAGGCATCTTACACGAAGAAAGAAATTTTATAAAGAAGCTAACTATCCATTTACTGTAGAAAAAGTACAATGGAATTAGCACAGAAAGAAAGAAATGAGAATATTAACATTAGAAAACGAAACCTTTTTACTGAATAAATTACCAGAACACGTATCAGATGATATGTGTTTTTCTGTTTTAGATAATAGCAATCCTAAGGAACCTGATTTCTTTTTTATTCCTTTAATTTATATAGAAAGTTTTAGTAGTCCTGCTGTTGTTTTAGACATCGGAGGAAATGAATTAATAATGCCTTTAGATTGGAGTATAGGTGTAGGCGATAAAGAAGATAGTACTTCTGTAGAAGTTGTTCCTTTAACTAGTATTACAGATAGAGGTTTTCAAGCATTTTTGTTTAATCCTTTAAATGGATTTAAAGCAGAATTTATGGAAGTTAAAGTATTAAATTTTTATAATGATATTAAATGGTATTTTCCTAAAGTAAAAAATAATCAATTAATATCTACACCTATCACAACAGGTAAAGAACCTTTGTGTGCATTTTTTGTTAAAGATATATCAAGACAATGTGAAACTATTGAATATGGATTATTATTATAATGGGTAGACATAGTAAACAAGAACCTCAAGGTAAAGGTATGAACATGGATGTTCAATACGAAAAAGGTAAGGCGTGGGACGGACAAAGTCGTCCATCGGATGATGCATATAGGAAAGGATACAATGCTATTAACTGGAACAACAAAAAAAATGTCAAAAAGAAAAAGAGAAAACCTAAAAAAAATAAAAAGAACTCTTAAAAACGGACTTATAATTAAAGCACCTGTGTTAAGAATACCAACAGGAAAAAGTAAGAAATTAACAGATGTTTGGTTAACACAAGATTACATACCAGAACTTTTAGATATAATTAAGAAGAAAAAATTGTCTTTAAAAAATATAAAAACAATGGACGAAGGTCATATTAAAATTACTTTTCATGATCCTAGACACGCAACATTATTTGGATTGCATTATGAAAAAATCTAGAAAACTTACAAAAAAAGAAGTAGTAGCCAAAAAATTAGGAATAGAATATATTTACGAATCACCAGATGGAGGAGAAACTGTATATCAACGAGAAGTAGGAAATTATACTGCCGAAAGACAAATGGTATCCAAAAGTGAGAAAGCATACATAGAAGAAGAGTTCAAAAGACGTCATCATTACATTACACCAGAGGCAGTTAAGCTATGTTGGAAACATAGGGGATTGCAAAAAGCCTGGGAAAAGTATATAATGTTATTGGAGTTATATGGCCACAGTGAAGAATAAATTGCCGTTGAAGGATATCCTTGCGGCTATAGATATGAATGCCAAAAACATTTGGAATGAATTTTCTGATGATGAACAAAAGCAAGTAGGCTTTTATATATTGAATAGATATGCAAGTTCAGTAGTAGGTAAAAAAGAAGATAAAGAATTAACTATTCTAAAAACAAATGAATATTATAATAAAAACTTTTTTACTTTATCTAAACATAAAAAATTATTATGGTATCTGTTATGTATGACTGCAAGTGAAAAGAAAAAAATAACATTTCATCCATGGATAGGATATAAACATAAAGAATATGGTAGTAAATCAAAGGCAGTTAAGTTTTTAAAAAATTTATATCCTACTAAAAAAGAAGATGAAATAACATTATTGGCAACAATAAATTCTGCTAGTGAATTAAAAACATTAGCACAAGACTTTGGTATGTCAAAAGAAGAGGTTAAAAAAGTACTATGATAGAAAAGTTGCATTCTTGTAAACATTGTAACGCAAAGTTTACTAGAGAAAAAACTTTAGCTGTCCATATGTGCGAACAAAAAAGAAGATTTTTACAAAAGGATGAAAGGAGAGTTCAATTAGGATATCAAACTTTTATTAGATTTTATCAATTGTGTCAAAAAATGGAAAAAGAAAAAACATACGAAGAATTTTGTAAGAGTCCATACTATACAGCATTTGTTAAGTTTGGAAGTTTTTTGAGTAATGTTAAACCTTTATATCCACACAAATATATTGATTATGTTGTTACTAGTGGAGTAAAATTAGATCATTGGTGTAGAGAAGAATTATATGAAAAGTATTCTATAAATTTAATTTTAAAAGAAACAATGGAAACAGCAGTAGAACGTTCTATTAAATCTATGATGGATTGGGCAGAAGAAAAAGAAGCACCATGGCATGATTATTTTAAGTATGCAAGTTTGAATAGAGCTACACAAGATATTAGAGATGGAAAAATTTCACCATGGTTAGTATTAAATTGTAAAACAGGTAAAGAAATGTTGAGTAAATTTAATGATGAACAATTGCAAATTATAAGTCGTATAATGGACCCTAGACATTGGGCAGTAAGATTTCAAAGAGTGCCAGCAGATGTAGAAATAGTAAAAAATATTACCAAGGAGGCAAATTTATAATGACAACACATACTACTAAAACATATATTAAAGGAAAATATCGTATAAAAGAATATTATACTGATCAAAATTTATGGAAAGAAACAAAGACACTTATTAAAAAGAAAAAACAAAAACCTAAAAAAGAAAAACCTAATCCTTTTAAAGGACTAGGTAGAGGTAGCAGTAGCAGAGGACCTTGGAAAATATGAAAGATATAGAAATAAAAATAGAAACGTTTAAAAATAAAGATGTGGATTTTCTTGAAGTACAAAAATACGTTATTAATTTATTTGAGTCAGGACAAATAACTGTAGAAGGAAAAACTTGCGAAGACATTTCAGATTTATTGTATATGAACATTGCAAGAAGATGGCAAAGTAGAGATATTGCTATTGAAATAACTGATGAAAGTAAATGTGGTTGTTCAATGTTGTATCCAAAGGATCCTAAAATTGTATTAAATCCAAATCAAAGGAATATTATTGTTAGATGCCAGATATAGATATAGACTTTGCAGATAGATCAATTTTACTAGATAAAATTAAACACAGAATTGCTAAATTAGATTCTGGGAAGAAACATAATACTGGAGTTTACTTTACAGAAGTACCTCACGATCCAGTAAACAATCTTTGTACACTTGATTATGAAAACGCAGAACAAAGAGGATATTTTAAAATAGATTGTTTGAACGTTAGCATTTATAAAGATATTAAAGATGAAAAACATCTTAATAAATTAATAAACACTGAACCATTATGGGAATTATTAGAAGCAAAAGAATTTGTAGATCAAATTTTTCATATTAATGGACACGTAGAAATATTAAAAAAACTTAAACCAGTAAACATAGAACAATTAGCGGCTGTATTGGCAATAATTAGACCAGCTAAAAGATATTTACTTAAAAAAACTTGGGATGAAATATTAAAAAATGTTTGGATTAAACCAACTGATGGAAGTTACTTTTTTAAAAAATCCCACGCAACTTCATATGCAATGGCGGTAATTGTACATATGAATCTTTTATGCGAACAATTAAAAGGAAATAATGTCAAAAAGTCATAAAAAAAGAAGTTTAGCTAAAACTCTTACATGGAGAATTATAGCAACTTCAGATACGTTTTTAATAAGTTGGATTATTACAGGTGCGGCAACTTTAGCAGGTGCTATTGCAGGTATAGAAGTTGTAACGAAAATGTTTTTATATTACCCACATGAAAGAGGTTGGAATAAAATTAAATGGGCAAAACAAGTTAATGAAGGACATACGACAATATTTCCTTACTATGATGCACCTGAACATAGTAAAATTCATAAAGAAGAAGCTAAAGAGGAATAATATATGAAATGGTTAACACACGCACCATTGCAAAAAGCAGTAGTATACTTTTTTGTTTTTATTTTTATCTTTATTTTAATTTTAACTTTTGTTCTTTAGAGTAACGTGGCCCATTTAAAATATTATTAAATCTAAATAAATGAGATTGCCAGTCTTTTATTGCTTTTCCAGAAAATAAATCCTCATCTTCTAGTCTTAAATCACAATTAGGACAACCACTATTTTCCATTGTTTCTACCCAATAGGGTTCTCGATATATTGGAAATTCTGCACCTGTATCTGTGCATCGTTCATGCCACCAGACAGTTCTACCACTTATAGCATACCACACCAATCTTGTTTCATCGGTCCATTTATACATTTAATACTCCCTTGAAAAGTATTAAATATTTATTGATTGATTTTTTTGATTACTTCTTTAGGTTTTCTAACTAGTTGAACTGATCTTCTTTTTGTTCTTTTTACAGCAAGATTATTTAAATTTGTGACGTGACCCATTTTTACTGTAACATCTTTAGTATTCATTATCATTAAAATTTCCCTATAATTTTGCATTTCTTTTCTTAAAAATATTCCAATAGGGATCATTCTATTAGACTCCCACCACCAGGTTTTACACAAGGCTACAAAGTCAGCTTTCTGACTATCGCCCTTTAAGTCCTGATAGATGTACATACTAGTGATTGCGTGGTCTTGATTGTTGATTACACCCACATATTCCTTACCTCCATACTCTACTACACTTATGAAGGGAAAATCTTTCTCTATGTCTTCTTTTAGCATTCTTTTTTCTAATAAATACGTTATATTGTTACTAATTGATGGTGTATTATGCAACTTATACGAAGATATTTATTAAATAATAGAATAGTGCTTACTGCGAATTTGGCAGGGCAAGTTACGAGGTATAGATCCGTGTATCAAAGAAATATAAATGTTTACAGAAATATAGACAATGTTCTTCAGTTTGAGGTTAAAAATGCTGACGAAAAAGCTGTGAGTATCCTTAATACATACACACCTAAGTTTAAAATGTGGGATGAAAACAATACTTTAGTTGCTGAAAAAGATGGAACTATTATAGAAACATCTACTCCAAGCAAAGTAGGACAATTTACTATAACATTAACTGAAAACGATTTACTAAATCTTAAACAACAATATATGAGTTATAGTGTTTATTTGTATCATACAAATGATGCTAAGAACGTTTTAACTTATCCTAATTCACACTTCGGAAGTCAAGGAACAATATATCTTAATACTAGCAACTTTCCTGGACCTAAAGTATCGCATGAAGTTAAAACATTTATTCAAGATACAGCAGACAATACAATATATAATTCAGAAACAATTACAGCCGATCCGGCATTAAACGGAAATATAGCTTTACATACTGCGGCATATTATACTACAGATGCAGTTGGTACATTAACAGTACAAGGTACTTTAGATGCTCAGATAGGTGCAGGTACAAATTGGGCAGATATAAGCACAACCAATTTAACTTCTGGTGACACACTTCAATATGTCAATTTCAATGGCGTATATCAACACTTAAGATTCAGACACCAAATAACTGCTGGTACTATAGACAAAATATTAGTTCGAAACTAATTGACTTTTCATTAAAATTATTTTATAATGCATATATGAATATCGTATATGACGCATTATTAATTCACTTACCCCAAAAAAGAAAACAAACACCTAGCGGTTGGCTATCTTTTAACGCACCTTGTTGTCAACATATGGGCACAACTGCGGATACTAGACAACGAGGAGGTCTAATTGGTACCGTTGATGAAGGTGTAAGTTTCCATTGTTTTAACTGTGGTTTTACAGCAAGTTGGAGAATTGGTAGAAACTTATCATATAAAATGAAAAGGTTCATGAGATGGCTTAATATGCCAGATGAACAAATTACTAAATTAGCATTAGCAGTTCTACAAATCAAAACAGATACAGTAGGATATCAAGCAATAACACAATTACCAAAATTTAAAAATAAAGAGCTTCCGGAAGGAGCAAAACCATTACACGAATGGACAGAACAGGACAAATATTTTTATAAAGTTTTAGAATATGTAGACAAAAGAAGTTTAAAGTTAGATGATTATGAGTTTTATTGGTCTAATAATAGTGGCTACAGAGATAGATTAATTATTCCTTTTTATTATCAATCACGTATAGTAGGATATACTGCTAGAAGAGTTACTCACTCAGATAAAGTAAAATATCTATCTGAACAACAACCAGGCTATGTTTTTAACATAGATGGACAAGATGATGATAGAAAATATGTAATTGCAGTAGAAGGACCTATAGATGCAATTACTATAGATAGTGTAGCACTATTAGGAAGTGAAATTAAAGACCAACAAGGAGTTTTATTAAACAGTTTAGGTAAGCACGTGATAGTAGTACCTGACAGAGATGAAGCTGGAGAAAAGTTAGTTCATGATGCTCTGAACTTGGGATGGAGCGTGAGTATGCCCGATTGGGATCATGATATTAAAGATATTTCCGATGCCGTTGGTAAATACGGACGACTACATACTTTGTATGCAATCATAAAAAACGCACAGGAATCACAATTGAAGATAAAGTTAAGGATGAAAAAATGGTTTATATAAAAAAGTTCTTTTCGTTCTTATTTTCTCCTATAACTAAATTTCTAGAACACAGAAAGTACAAGAAGAAAGTTAAAGAACTACAAAAAAGAGATCCATTTATATACAAATAAGATATGATAATATGGGGAATAACAGGTAATAGTCACGATGCAAGTTTAGCCGTGATGAAGTGGAGTCCGAATGGTTTAACGGATCATTATAAACTTAAACTGCTTTGGGCAGGACTGTCTAGAGACTTTAGTGGTAAACCAGGTGATCCAAGTTTAAGTGGCAAGATGTTAGCTTATGTTAGATCAAATCCTAGATGGGCTTTCCCGGCAAAAATTATTTGGTATGAAAAACCTTTTTTAAAAAGTTTACGACAGTTATGGGCAGGTCAAGGATTTTTATTTCAAGAAAATAATATTAAGAAATATCTAGCTAAAGCAGGTATTCATAAAGTTCCAATCGAATATGCAAAACATCATCACAGTCATGCGGCTTACGGATATTTTACAGCACCTTTTATTGAAAGAAATGCCGCAATAGTTGTACTAGATAGTATAGGAGAATTTCAAACATTTACTATATGGCATGGTAAAAGAAATCATTTAAAACAAGTATACTCACAAAGATATCCTCATAGTGTTGGATTATTTTATAGTGCAATGACTCAACGAGTAGGATTTAAACCAAACGCAGAAGAATATAAAACAGAACAACTTGCTAAAAAAGGTAACTGGAGAGTTCACTATAGAAAATTTATGGAAGAATTAGTTGATACTAGAATGCCTTTTAGATTAAGAGAAAATTTACATCGGGGAGCTAATTGGTGGAGACCTGAACTAACGTCAGAAGAAGATTTAGCCAATATAGCCGCAACTACTCAACATATTTTTGAATTGACTTTAGTTAGTATTAGTGGATGGTGCCAAACAAATATTAAAGCTGATAATGTAGTTTTTGTAGGTGGTTGTGCATTAAACAAAACTGCTATTAGTAAATTACAACATATATGGGATGACATTTGGATTCCACCAAATCCGGGTGATCCAGGCTCTTGTATTGGTTCTGTTCTAACAAGGTATCCAAAACACCTTGACTTTGATCCCGATGTATGGTACAATAAGGATAATGGAAAAATCAAGACAAAATAAAGAATACGGATACGATATTCAAAAAGTTTATCTAGAAATGATGCTAGGAAATGCAGAAGCATTTGTTAGATGTCAATCTATATTTGATCAGTCTTTATTTGATAGAAAATTACAAAGTGCGGCAGATTATCTTAACAAATATGTTGCTGAACATAATGCATTACCAACACCAGATATGATTAATGCAAATTGTAAAACAGATTTAAAAGTACCTGAAGGACTTCATGAATCTCATTATGATTGGTTACTAGGAGACTTTGAAACATTTGTTAGACATAAAAGTCTTGAAAGAGCTATATTAAAATCTGCAGATATGTTAGAAAAAGGTGACTATGGTCCAGTTGAAGACTTGGTTAAAAAGGCAGTCCAAATAGGACTACACAAAGATTTAGGTACAGATTATTTTAAAGATCCAAAAGAAAGATTAATGAAATTAAAAAATCAGGCTGGTCAAGTTAGTACAGGCTGGTCAACATTAGATAGAAAACTATTTGGCGGATTTAATAAAGGAGAACTTAATATATTTGCAGGAGGATCAGGTGCAGGTAAATCTTTATTTCTTACAAATTTAGGTTGTAACTGGACGTTAGCAGGATTGAATATTTTATATATTAGCTTTGAATTAAGTGAAGAATTAATATCAATGAGAATAGATAGTATGCTTACTGACATTCCAACAAAGAAAATTTTTAAAGAATTAGAAGGTGTTGAAATGAAAGTAAAAATACTTGGCAAGAAAGCTGGTAAATTCCAAATTAAATATTTGCCAAGTGGTAAAAATGCAAACGATATTAGATCATTTATTAAGGAATATGAAATTAAAACACAAAGCAAAGTAGATGTATTGCTAGTTGATTATTTAGATTTAATGATGCCTATATCTAAAAAAGTATCTCCAAGTGATTTATTTGTTAAAGATAAGTTTGTATCAGAAGAATTAAGAAATTTATCAATGGAATTAGGAATTATATTTGTAACTGCATCACAATTGAACAGAGGTTCAGTTGAAGAAATAGAATTTGATCACTCACATATAGCAGGCGGTATTAGTAAAATACAAACTGCTGATAATGTATTTGGTATATTCACTAGTAGAGCAATGAGAGAACGTGGAAGATATCAAATACAATTAATGAAAACTAGATCATCTAGTGGTATTGGTAGTAAAATAGATTTAGAATTTGATATAGATTCATTAAGAATTAGAGATTTAATTGAAGATGAAGACGCTCAAAAATATGATAAACGAGTAGGTCAAGTATATAATACATTAAAGAAAACATCACCAGACCAACCAGAAACAACAGCCGTTGATCCTAGTAAAGGTACTAGAATACCTCAAGCTAAAGAAGGAGACTCTACTAAATTGCGAGAGTTTCTGTCCAACCTAGATAAAGACTAATAGCCGCGAAGCGGTCGTCCGCCAGAAAGTAAGCAGTCGCGAAGCGACGCGGTAGCATTCGGTAAACAGATTTTATATGATTTTTCTTTTGACGCCTGCACGTTTAACGTCTAATGTACTACAATGTATTCCACCATCCCAATACAAATAATGACGTTGCTCCACTACGTGGCAATCGATGTGCAAGGACTTTAGTTTTTCAAACAATTTAGGTATGTGTCTTGCAAACACAATATTGTTTCTATCTAATATTAATACGTTTAAATCAAAGCAAACTTCTTGACTGTACCCTCTCCAATTCTCTAAATACTTGTCTAACCAAGCAACATCCATTTTATCTCGTGCTTTAGCATAGTCTTGAATATACCTATCCATTTTTAATTCGGGCAAACAATCACTAACATCTATTAATTTTTTGTTATGCAAACACTTAGGCACCCAATCCATTCCAGCATGAATTACTGTTTCATCATCTATCATAATAAAGCCGTGGTCAATGTGTCCAAACTCTTTAACTCGTGTACCTTCGTTACTAATAAATCTATATTCAGGTAGCTCACGCTTACACCACTCTAATCCAGTTTGACTTCCAGGACCTCGTGTATTAACAATAAATGCATCGCCCGCCTTAAACATTGTAGCTGTATGCCACAACACTCTATCAGATAATTTGTCTACATACGTTCTATCACTCATAAACCATTCGTCTGTAGTATTCAAATCCATAAGCATAGGGGCTGGTTGGCTCATCCAACGATAGCCTTCACGGAATAATTTTTCAAATATTTCATAATAGCTAATAGCATCAAAGTATCTGTCTGTATAACTTGTATAAGTTTGCATAATGTTTTTACCCATAACCATATACTGATCTCTTGGTACGATTGGTGCAATTGGTACATTTATGTTGAACTGTGGCATTTTTACAGCATTATATTTGTAAACATTAGGACGATATACTTCAACACCCCCTTTTGTAAGAAAGGTTGATAATGCTTCTAAATCTTGTTTAGTTTCTTCTAGGATATGATTAAATTGTTTAATGTTGCCTTTAGTCAACAAATGATCCACGTCTCCAGGAGAGTACGTGTCTCCTACGATTACAGATTGTAATGGATCATATTCTGTGTAGATCATAACATATATCCTTTGTTTATAAAAATTTGTATGCTGTGTCGCACAACATCTTTATTTGTAATTTGTGTTATTGCGTGGGGGAAGTCTTGTGGATTTAATATTAATCTGTTTGCTATAGGTTCTACAAACTCTCCTGTAGTACTAGTCCAACGATTTTTCCACATAAAGAATCCTCCATCGTTTGGATTCCATTCTGCATTCATAAAAAATGTAATGCCACAATAGTCTATGTTATCTGTTTTCCAATCTGATAAACGATCACAATGAAAATTTGAATAGTATGGGGCTCTTGTTATATGATATCTTACATCAAAGTCTGCTTTGTCCCAATCTATTTTACAAAAGTCTTGTTCTTCTAATTCATTCATAAACATAGTTCTTGCTATACCTTCTACACGATATAACTTAACATTGTCTAATCCTTTATGATCTTCTTCATCACTAGGAAGCTCCATAGGAGCCTTTTCATTTTGTAATGCGTCTACAAAATTTTTATAAACTTCTTCGCTTAAAAAGTTATCAACTATTTTCATTTTAATTGCTCCTTTAAGATGTCAAAGTATTCATCTGTAGCATTAATTGGGATAACAAAAAACTGTCTATCCTCTTTTCGCTTAACGTCAAAGATTAATCCAAAGTGTCCTACAATGTCATATCCAGCTTCTTTAAAAATAAATGTTGCCCGTTCTTTCAATGTATAATGTAATTCAAATGGCATTTCTTCGTGCAACAAGTCTATATATTTTAGGGTACTGAGGATCCCTGCTTGGCTAAAATTGTATGTAAATCCATGTTCCCAATCAAAATTATCGGGTAACACTTCATCTATTCGTGGGCCATACATAGTAGCACTCAACGGAAAAAAGCCTGCTGTTATGGCTTTACCCATCGTGAATATATCGGGCTTGACAGGCAATTTATACCATCCGACAAAACTGCCTGTCTTGCCTCCCCCTATAAAGATGTCATCAAGTATTAACACAACTCCTTGTTTTTGAAGTTGAGTTAACTTGTTCCAAAATTGTTCAGTGTT